AAGAAGTTGTCTTAATCAAACTAGAAAAATTTTGTATATATTTTAAAGCACCATTATTCCATATTTTAACATACTTGTCATCCAACTTATCGACCCACCAACAATCAATATTTTTTTTACCATTAAGACGTAGTTTGGGGGTTACTATATTTGGAGACCAATGTGGATATATTGTTTTGTGATATAGATCATATCTCAAATTTTTTCTCAAATGTAATTTAGATTCACAGGTAAAAGAATTTCTGAATTCTGTATTATCTAACTTATTTGAATTTTCGAAGAGTGACACATCATTTTGTTTCTCATATTTTTCCACTGTTTTTTTGAGAAGGTGAATTTGCTTTATGATTAATTCGGGGAACTTTGGAGTTTGATAAAAAAATTCTATTATATTCGTTGGATTTAACTCGATACAATTATGCATACTTGTTGTTATGTCGCATGCCATAATATCATTGAATACTGTATAATATTTTTTATCGTTTAATTTAAGCAAAGGTTTATCGACACCCATAACCACACCCACTTTTTTGCCGGATGATATCATATCGAATATATGAGGAATATATTTAACCCATATTCCTCTCATCATCCAGAATGATGGAAATGTACCAGATGAAAACAATAACTCATAATAGTCTTTAGAATATAAATCATCCCATATTTTTTTAGTAATTTCTATTTCATCTACAATCGTTACCTTAGTTTCCATGTTTTCTTTTAAAAGTCTTTCTAAAATAGGTTTAACATTATAGACGTAATCGGCGTTATGGATTGTTCCTTGCACAACAGATGTAGAATTGTAAGTGTTGAAATTTATGATTTCATCTAACTTTATTTGATTTCTCAAAAAAGTTTGTAAAATATTTGTGCTATCTGGTCCTCCACTATATTGAAGGATGACATAATCATATTCATCTCTTATTTGCTGTGCTCTTCTTCTATAAAACTCCTCTATAGAAACTTCAGGTTCCGGCTCTCGCGTCCAATCATATCTATCAAAAACATGTTCATTAAATTTATACTCAACTCTAGCATTTTTAAGCAAAGCTTCGTTGTATGCTAAATTTTTAGAAAAGAATATTTTTCCACCAACTGAGTAATATCCAAAATCGTTATTCAGAGATAATGTCATTTATAAGTTTTTCAGGAGATGTTATTGAATGTGTCCCAAAGTGAATATCCATAGTTTTCCTAACATTTATAGATGTTTCACTTTCGAAATATTTTTTCAGATACACTCTAAGTTTATCAACTTGTTCTTTATTAGCATTCTTATTTGCAAACAAGAAGATGTTATTGTACAACTTAAATTCATTTTCAACCGACAAATTTAAATCTTTCAGAGTGGGAACATCTGGCAAGTAACTCGATTTGGAAGGACCAAATATTGCTAAGGGGATTAATGTATTATTTTTTACGTATTGGTGTATATTATTTGGTATACTAACTCCCAATACTATGTGCCTTCCTATGACATCGTTTGTCACAGCAGTTCCGCTCTTATATGGTATTCCTATAAAATTTTTAGAATTTGAATATGTATCAGTGATGATATGAATCAATTTTCCATTACTACTACTTCCCGCGAATCCATAGCTGATTACATCAGTCTGAGATTTTTCCAATACTTCTTTAAGGCTACGATAATTACTTTTAGAGTTTACGAAAATAATTCCAGGTATAGTTCCCATATAAGCAACTGGAGTCAAATCGCGCAAAGGATTGGTTGACCAATTTTGAACTGGTCCCATCATTAAAGTAATCTTTTCTGTTTTATTCTCAGAAAGAGCAGAAGCACCAATAGAACCTTGGGCTCCTGGCTTAAACTCTATTATCACATTTCCAAAAAATTCATTAAAAAATGACTGCATCTCCAGAGCATATTTGTGAACAAGTCCACCGGGACCCACTGGCAGAATTAAAACGGTCGGCTGCTTAGCCGAACATATTGAAGAGAAAAATATTAACAAAGATAATAACAAACGTTTCATTTTAATTCCACATAAAAATCATAATTTAAGCCTAATTTATTTCTTTTTAACTTCATAAACTGTTGTCTGATGTAAATTAGAGAATTTATTGCAGGATTTTTAATGATATCATATGCGCTTGCTGCTGCTTCTTGTGTATCAAATTCTAATGTAAATGTGTATGAATAATCGTCTATAAAATCAGTAGATGACGTAACATATCCAGGAAGATATGAATACGCATTTCTAGTATTAACAATAACATCAATTTCTTCTTTACTAAAAATACCTTTGTCTATCGTTTCTTTATTAGGTATAACCCAGTCTTTTGATGTATCATCTCTTGTCCAAGTCATAAGAACTTTTGCCATTTAAATCTCCTTATACTTTTCGAAAAAATCGAAGAATTGTTTTCTTGACAATGCCACTTTTATTTTTTTGTTCGGATATTTTATTATTTTTAATAATTCTTGTATTCTGTTTTCCGTTTCATCTGAATATCTATATCGCATCTTATTTCTCAATTTTAAATTAAATTTTTTATGCTTAAATATAGCCCAAATCATTCCGGTACTTTGACTATCCGGAATAACAGAATAAACCATTTCTATATTATACGTGAAAAAATTTATATTGATTGGCTTTTCCAAGAAATAATCAACATAAAAATCCCAATCATAGCCAAGAAATATTTCTGCATCTTGTATAAAGTCGATTCCGTCGCCAGTTAAAAAATGATTTCCGCTTATTAATACGGAGTTATCAATTTTAGACACATAATCCGCAGCGACCATATTGTATACACTATTATATCCTACACTATCAAATTTATTAATTATGTGCTCTTCAAAGAAATCTAAGAAATATTTTTCACTTATCTCCAATATTGTTGGATCCAATCGCAATTCCTTACATGTTTCGTATGCATATTCTAGTTCATGTGTGGGTCCACATTTAACTATTATTGGAACAAAATTGATAGAATTTTTATGTAAACTTCTTACAACATACTCTGAATCATAACCACCACTGAATGCGACAAAAATTTTCTTATTCAGGTCACCTAGTTGTTGGCATGTAAAATTCGTTGCCTCATCAAACGACATTGACTTAAACCGATAAGGGTTAATTATAAACTTTAGATCGGCCGACTTATCAACAAATCTTTGCCGAAGATTAGTATCAAACCAATTTTGATTTGTCAACATTGTTTCTATACCACTCACCAAAGTGTACACAGTGAGATTCATATCTATTAGACGTATTCATCAATGGAAAATATGGAACACGTTGTTTTGAAGTAGCTTCAACGTCTTGTCTAAACACATCTTCCATAGTTTCGAAAATTAACTTATCATTTGCACTCACGTTATCATCATAAAAAAATTGTGTGATCCATGTATATCCGAATTCAGTATTATGATTTTTAGGAAACACTCTATTGACAGCCAATTTTCCTTTTGCTCCATATTCTACAAAAACATATGGAAAAATATATAGCCACCAACCATCTGGATGTTCTTGATATATCCATCCGTCACCTTGGTCCAATTTGATGTCTTCCAATTTCACTTGTTGATAAAGAAAAGGATGAATTCCATCCCTCCACAAATGAAGTAGGTCTGCTTCTATATCCATCAACCAAAGCCAACTACCATGACTTTCACCGGAGCGAAAATGACTATATTTAAGTGATGTTTCGCTCTGCAAATCCCTAACCCATTTATGATCAGGTTCTACAAAATCTTTTAAAATTAAATTTGAAGCACCAACTTCTGCTTTTCCGCAGATAAGATTTTTATCGTTGTCCAATGGATTTCCAAATTTGTCCCAATTAAAATTATGAAGTTTGCAGTGTATGCTTTGTACAATTTCCCCCGGTTCGTGCAATGGGTACATTCTATGTGGGCAGTTTTTTCTAAACAATCGAACTTCATAAAAATATTTGTTTAGGATATAGTCTGGCAATACATAGTTGCCGTTATCTAATACGGAGATGTGCGACAACACTATTGGAACTTTGTTTTTAAACATGATAAAATCGTTCAAAGATAGTATCGTTTTGAATAAATTATAGGAAGATTTTTACCTGTTGGAATTTTTCCTTGCAATCTTCTTTTCATATTTTTCATACCACCCAAGTATATTTTAAACATTTCTGTATCTTTTTTATTCAAAATATATCTATCTCTACTACTCAAATAAAAACTACTGCTTTTTGGTGACTTTACAGATAAAGCATTTTTTATATCATAAACTAAAGAAACGTTACGACCATCTTCAGTTAAAACAGTATTAGAAATCAAATCATTAATATGATGCACACATACATCAATTGGCTTTTTAGATAAGTTATGGTAAACCAAACAATTATTTTTAATAATATGTAATTGCTTCAATAAAATATCAGGAAAATTTACATCCCAGAAGAAAAACAATCGATCACTATATAATGAACTAAATCTATTTCCATAAGAATTTATCGTATAATCCTTAAAAGAAAAATAAAATTTATTATTTGGTAAATCGAAAAATAGATATGGTTTATCCATCCCGAAAATTATTCCTGTTTTCTTATCTCTCCATGAATTTGGCACTATAATTTCTTCCAAATTGTGCCAGAAAAAATGATGTAGACTGAAGTATGAACCAACCTTATCTATCCAATTGTGACCATATTCATTTAGCATGAAATTTGAAGGATTATCGAAAAGTTTTGTGTAATCGAAAACTTCATATATTTCCGAAAGATTGTATTTCTTTATAAGAGGAAAAGCATTCTTGTAAGCCTCTATATTCATATTTTCATCAGAATCCGAATTTGCATCTTGACTAAATGCTCCTACGGTGACGATTTTATCCAGCTTTATATTATTAAAAATGAAGGTTTCTAATACTTGAGTTGAATCGTATCCTCCACTATAACAAAGTATCAATTTGTCATACTTTTCCCGAATGCGTAAAGCATTGAGTTTATATAACTCTTTAATGTTTAAAGCAGGTTCGACATTCCAATTTAATTTATCATATTCTTGGTCATGATAGTAAAAAAATACATTTCCATCATTCTCTAAAGCTTCAATTTTAGAATGAAATATTTTTTGTTTAGAATAATAAAAAGTGTGCATTTTTCACCTAGGTGTTTTCCATACTACAGGATGAAACGGAGCTTTCTCATTCTCCGGTCTATCTTTCGTATAATAATACAGTGCGAGAGACAATCTGTCAACCTCTTTTGGTGTGTTTAGAGGATGGGGATGACCATGAAATGCATCATCAGTAATTCTAAAAATTACTGCTCGATTAAATAGTGGAGGAACCTGAACACAACATTTGCTCATGTCTTTTTCCCAAAGTTCTAGATTACCGCCCCAATCTTCTTTCCAATATTCATTGAGATAAATCAACATGTTCAATCTACGATGAAGATTGTTTTTAAATTGTATATTAAAATCGGCGTGTATTCCTAATTTGCCACCAGTCGTTACTTTATGAACACCTCCACCCAAAAAAGTTTCATCACCACTCAGTTCAGGTATGCCTGTAAGATTCTCAAGAAATTTTAGAGTAGTCGAATCATTCAGATAGTCCAACGTGAACTTGGTAATTGGGCAATCTCTTTGGAGATATTTCAGAGTCTCCAGATCAAAAACATCGGGTGTATAGAACTTATTAACTTGATAGTCTTTTACCGTCTCTGTTGTATCTTGCGACCAATGTTGGTAAGATTTAAGTTCGGTTGCAATTTTTCTTGCAACCTCACCATGCAAAAAATTATCTATTACGATATATGGAAAAGGATAAGCAGAAGAGTAAGCAGACTTAAAAAAGTTAGCTGAGTTTAAGACTGTTTGATTGATCATAATATAGTTCCAATCTTTGCATTAAAATATCTTTATATGATGAAGTAGATTCAACAAATACTTGACCAGGTCCTTCTTCAACACCAATCAAGACTACAATATTATCTATAGGTTGTTTAGTTATCTCTTCAAACATCAAAGAATATGCTGTACACTGAACAAAATAATTTTCTATATACTCTTTTTTCTTTATCTTTCTTGAATTTTTAAAATCCAGAATAGTTGTTTTTCCATCCCATTCACAAATACAATCGGTTCTTCCAGCCATTTTGTATTGATTGGAATAGAGTGGCTGTTCTAATGCGTGTACTTTATTTACAGAAGAATCAATAAAAGGTTTCATTTTGTAAAACAACTCTTTCACATGAGGCATCATCATCTTCAATTTAAGAGGCGACATCTCATTTAAAAGATATTTTTCACATATGCTATGCAGTTCTGTTCCTCTACGAGAAGACCTTCCTACAATTTTGTTTGCTTCTTCTTCACCAACTCTTTCTCTCCAAGCAATCAAGCCTTCTTTTGAAGATGTTGCGGAAAGAATTGTGGTTATGGAAGGGTACCGATTACCATCTGGTGTAATGTATACCCTCCCATTCTCGGTAGTTTCATCTTGAAGATCAAAATTTAACTGAGGAATTTTTTCAAAAATAAAACTCATTCAACCATATCTTCATATCTAAGCTTAGCCAAAATATAGTCTTTGACTAGTGATGACCTAACGATATCATCTGGAGTAAATTCAATTTTCGTAAAGGCTTCCATGTGTGTAGCGATATCGAAGAATTTAAGAATACCACTCATATCATTTTTCTTCTTATTTAAGTCGGTCTGCCTATAATCACCACACCAAAGAATCTTGGATCGATATCCAACACGTGTCATTACCGTATCAATCTCTTCGAAAGTTAGATTTTGCATCTCATCAACAATAATGATCGCATCATCAAAACTCATACCTCGAATGAATGAAGTGGAGATAAATTCAACATAGCCTTGCTCAGACAATCTCTGATACGCATCTTTTCTTCCGAAAAGTGTCTCACAAATCTGTTGATATGGTTGCTGATAAATTTCCATCTTCTCAGTTACATCACCAGGCAAATGACCAATTTCACGGGACTGAACGGCAGATCGAACTAAAATTATTTTCTTGAATGGATTGCCTTTGTCCAAAACTTCTTCGAGTGCTTTGTACATCGCACAGAAAGTTTTTCCTGTACCTGCGACTCCATGGAGAGCTACGAAGTAGTCTCCCCTTTTATATGCATCAAAAAATTTCTTTTGGTTTTCTGTGAGAGGTTCGAATATCTTTAGCTCATCTAATTTTAATTTTAGAGTGTTTGTTTTTAATTCTTCTTCTACTATTTTTATTCTAGTGTTTGCTTTTCTAGACATTCGATCTCCTTATATTATGTTTTAACTCCCGTCACTCGTTCAACATGCTTTTTTACAACCTGGTCCGTCTTCGCTTCTTTGATTGTTTTTTTACCATAACGTTCAGCTACGGTGCTGCTAGGATGTGCTTCAGCAACTTTAGAAAGAACTTCTTTGAAACCGTCAGGTACTCGGTTAGATGTTGATACACCCGACACAAGTGCCGGGGCATGAATGATAGGTTGAATGTGAGGATTTTCAACCATGAATTGGTCGCGTTCGGAAATTTTCATCATAATTTCGAACTCTTCACCAGTCTCAGTATTAAAAAATGAATAAATTGGCATATCTTTATATAGCCTGATACCAAGAAGGAATTTCTCGCTTAGTCCATTTCGCAAAGTGATTCTTACGTTCGCGATAATAACGATGATAAGATTCTAGAGAATTTCCAACAACTTTACATTCATCAGGCATTGCAGGAGTTGGGCAAGTAAAAGGAAGATCAGGAGTATTATTTGGCCAAATATACAGTGCATCACTCATGCGTTTTTCTACAGCATGAATTTTACCATAGCGATAAGTATACTCTTTGCAAAGATGATACCACATTCTGTTAAGCCACAAGTAATTTTGTTTACTTGCACGAACCCATACGGCTGAAGGATGATTGATATGTGAAGCCTTCATCATAATGGTTTCAAAAGGTTCTTCCAAACGCCATCGTTTGATGTTGCGACCGTTTGCAGTTTTGTCCAAATACGGAACACCATCGAGCAAACGGTGTGCAGTAGACATCAATTGTGCATACTCGATAATCATTTTTACAACATGTTTATCGAGGTGCATTTCCGCGCACACGCGCGGATCATTGTCTAGATAGAAAATGTTCATGCTTTCACTTCGTCAACGATTTCGGTTACTTCTAGAGTATCTTCAGTTTTAGCGACCGTTTCGGTTACGATAGGTTGAACTTCAACTTGAGGTTCTGCTTTCAAATCTTCAAGTTTTTGTACAGGCTGAGTATCAGCATCACCAGCAAAGTAAATGCCTTTATCTTTAAGATATTTCACGATATCTGCCGGATTAACAAGCTGATATGCCAAAACTTTACGCCCGTCTTTGATAACACGAACGATTCCATTGGCATTCATCTTAATGTGCCACATATAGGTTGAGATACGATAGATTTGAATCTCATCACCGAGAGTAGCACCAATTTCTTCTTTAGTCATTGGCTCACCAGTGACCATAAGATTGAGAATCTTTTCGAAAGGTGCCATTTTGACAGGCTTCACATTTTTAGACATAATAAACTCCAATCAATTTAAGGAAGAATAATGATAACACACAAGGAAGAAATTGTCAAGGTAGATATCCGAGTGTTGCATAAAAACAACATCAGAATTTCGTAAACAAAACAATGACAAGGCAGAAAGCCAAAACGCAGAAAGTTATTGTCCTACCTAGGAGTGCGCCTAGGAACGCCCCCACCACGAAGGAAGTGATAAGTAGATTGTCTACTATCATCGGCGCATGGAAGCTTGGTCCCGAGCTTCCTCCTCAGTGAAGATAGGAACGGCGTTACTCTTATGTAACGTTCCGATACCTTTCATTAAACTACCAGTATAGACTTTGCCATGAATAGGCTTAGTTGTAGAACCACCACCAGAATCTACACTCGGATATCGTGGTGTTTCACGACCAGGAGGAACTTTAGGACCAAAAGAAAAAGACCTTTCCACACGCTTAACTGGTGTCTTCGAAAAGGAAGTCCGTTGAGTGTTCACACTATCGAGCCAAGCTTGATATTCGATTGCTGATTGTTTCGTAGGCTTCTTGACCTTTCGGGATCGGTCATTCACGTAGATCATCATTTGAGTGCCCAGGTTTTCCAGTCTTTACGATAAATTTTATTCAAGGGAATTTTATTCTTATAACAATGATACCATGCATCCAGATAAAAAGCAAATTCTGTCATTTTGCATCCTTGGTAATGTTGTATCCAAACAACATAAGCTTTTCAACATAGAGACAAGATTCTTGCTCAGTTCGAAGGGGTTCATCAGAATTCAAACGAATAATTTCAGATACCATCATTTCAAAACAATCCATATTTTACTCCAAGCTATTAGAAACTGCGGTTATGTGTTTACATTTGGAATGATACTTGAAACCGACACAAGTGCAAGAATAGTTTTTCCCACTCTTGGTTACGATATAAGTACCGCCCTTTCCTTTGACGTTGAACCGTCTTACATTAATTGATGCACCACTGATGATTTTTAAATCATGTACGCGACCAATGTTTATGATTTTTACAGGATGTTCTTTATCCTGTGTTTGAAGTGAGAAACTATCAGCATCAACCCACTTAGCATTTTTTACGACAACACCTGTGTATCGATTCTCATCGAAAGGTGAAGTTGCAAAAAGATTAATGGATCGATATCGAACAGTCACATTGACGGTAGAGCCAACTGAAGGAATTTTCATCATGTAGAGATTATAACACAAGAGGAAACGCTGTCAACCTGTGTTGTTTTTTTACAACTATTCCTGGAGAAGTCTTCTATTGCTCTCTTCGCGCAGGTCTTCTTCAAATTCTTGAAATTTCAGGCGATGTAGTTCCTTTTTCAAAAATTCTACATCACCTTGACTTCTTTGAATTTGTTCCTCAAGTTCTTCGATTCTTTTTCGAATATAGTTGGAGATCGCCATAATCGCCCTCTTCTTTTGCTAAACGGTAGTATGACTTGTCATGATGTTTCTTTTTTTGCTGCTGAAACTGTTCATCTTGTCGTTCGCTATTTTTGCGAAACTTGGTCTTTTGAATACGTTCTACTTTAATTCCACCGATCATTTTAGTAACCTCTTCTCCTTTTAGATAATATGATCTGCTGCACCCAGTTTTACCAACTCCTCTGCTGTCAACCAAACATCACTGGGTGTGAGAAGTTTGGTCTTAACACCTTTTGCATCCAAAGTTGTAGCTGACTGTAAAACGTTTGTCATTCTTTGAATGCACAATTCGGTTTCTTTTCTATATGACTCCAGGTCGTGATATTTTCCTTCAAAGAAATCTGTGTATTGATGGCACATTATTCCACAGTTTTTTGAAATGAATCTTTCACCTTTTTCACCTGAAGCAAAAATCAGAAATGCTGCTGACATTACAGTTCCAAGACCTATGGTTCTGATTGGCACTTTGCTCCAACTCATTGCATCAATAAGTGCGAAGGCTTGATATAAATCTCCACCTGGTGAATTGATGAATAGTTGTAGAGTTTTATTTTTTTCTTCCAGATTGTTCTCATACAATATCCATTGTATTGCTCTGGTGATATTGTACTCATCAATTTCTCCAAACAAAAAGTGAATATGTTGTTTTAAAAAATCAGATTCAATTTTGTCTTGTACAGAGAAACTAATATTATCGAGAGGTTCTTTTTTTCTGCCAAGCATACGCAGTTTTGATGATTGATTCGATGTCATGTTTTGGCTCATAATTCAATAGTTTTTTGGCTAGGTTGATATTGGCTACCAGAAAATCTGGGTCACCTTCTCTTCTCGGTCCAATTTTATAATTTACTTTTTCTCCAGTAATCTTTTCAATTGTCTGTACAACTTCCAAGTTGCTATACCCGACACCTGATCCCAAATTAACTAAAATATTTTTTTCTTCCAAATTCAAAGCTTCAATGTGTGCATCAACAACATCTAAAACATGAACGTAATCTCGAACACAAGTTCCGTCCGGTGTTGAATAATCATCACCATTGATTGTAACGTTATTTAGATTTCCAAGAATTAGAGGAATTAGATGTGTCTCTGGCTCATGATTTTCACCCAGATCATCATCTGCGCCAGCAAGATTGAAGTATCTAAAAATAACAAAGTTTAAACCAGAATCTTCAATAGCTCGCTCACAGCAAAGTTTGGTATTCGAATACACAGAATTGTCGATTGTACACTCATCTTCATCAACAGGAATTCTACCACAAAAATAAACACCCGCTGTAGATGAAAAAAAGATAGTATCGCATCCATGATTCTTCATTGCATCGAGAACAATCAAAGTTCCGCCAACGTTTACTTCCCAAAACTTTGTGGGTTCTTCAAAAGAAAGCCCAACTTCGATTCGACCTGCAAGATGAAATACCACATCAATTTTATTGTTCTGGAAAACAGTTTGAACCATATTACGGTTCAAAATGTCATCAATGATGATAGTGTCACAGTAAGTATGAAGAGGAGGCTTAATGTCATATAGGATGACATCCCATCCTTCTTTTTTCAATCGTTTGCAGAGAAAACTACCGAGATACCCGGACCCACCGGTAACGAGTGCTGTTCTTTTTTCCATGGAAATTTACCACCATACTTTAAAATATTTTCGTTGTTACCAATTTCGAAGAAGTCTTTTGAGACAGAGTTAGCATTACCATCCAATCTATAACAAACTGTGTGATTGTTTGTACAATCAAACTTGGGAAAGTATTTTGCTAGATTGAAAAAGAATTTTCTATCTGCACCCCACTGCCCATACCAAGCATGACCAATATTCACAGCAACATCTCTTTTTACTGCATAGCAAGAGGTATCGATATGGTTAACTTTTTCATCAAAATAGACAGGCCATTTTCCTAATGATTCACAATTATCTTCACAGAGATAATTTCCTTCTTTATCATAAATTTTTCTGAGACTGTATGCCCATTGAAGATCATTTTTTTGAATCGCAGAAACAAGACTTTCTACATGATCAGGTTCAATCCAATTATCTTCATCAAGATAGCAAATGATATCCGCATTTACCAGAAAAGATGATGCTGCATACACACGATGCCCATACCATCCTTTACCAATATTCTCTTGCAATCGAACAGTTTTTACTTTGGAGAATCCATCAAGTTGGTGCCAAATTTTTGAACCATATTCTTCACCATCGAGAAAAATATAGTGAGTTAAGTTTTCATAAGTCTGGCTATCGACAGAATTGAGGCAATCTGAAAGATAGGTTGTGCCTATCGTAGGAGTGACTACTGCTACCTTCATTTTACACCAAGATCAATTTCAGGAAAGGCTTCTTTAATCAATTTAGGTGTCAAGAACGGAACTCGAAGGTCTTTTTTAACACAACGAATCATCAAATCTGCTTCATCTTTGTGAAGAGATTCGAGTAGAAAGGTGAAAAGACTTTTTTGTTTAGCAGCAGTCAAACCTTCTGGTCGTTTAGGATGACCTTTGATGAATCGATAGAGTTTTTGGACCTCATTATGAAGATATACATCATTTAGCCCAGCAGGCATCAAAGAAGGTTTGTAAACAGGAATTTCAACATCGAATTCGATTCGAGGATCGAAAGAGTAAGTTAGAAAGATCAAAAAATTTTGATCAGCATGTTTTCGCAGAACCTGAATTTTATCTGCTCTCTTTTCCGTCTTTTCAAACAGTTCAAGAATTTCATAGTACAATAAATTAGAACTCATCCAACACCTCAAGTAAATTTTTCAGTCTATTCTGAATCATATAATTCATAAACTGTTGTCGCGAAGCGGGCTTCACTTCACTATATGTATCTATGATATTCTTGCAAATGGATTGTGGAATCCTATTCAAATCGATAAGATGACTATTTCTGTCCCAATTTCTAGCAACCGATTCTGTGGTTGGTTGTGTAATATCCATCAACTGAAGAAGGATTTTTTTCGTGATGGGCTTTTGGCGCAAACCTTCAACCAAACAATTGTCTGGTGACAATACATTTGGAATTCCATCACCACTATCACCACGAATGATCAGTTCTCTCAACTGTTCTTTTGGATCTTCAGTCTTGATAAACTTCTTCAGAATAGGAGAATATTGCTTAACATTAGGATAAGATTGCAATTGAACGAAATCTTTATCTGAAGACAG